ATTGAAATTGAGGGCGGGCCTTGGTCTGGTGGACGTGGTGGAAAGTTGGCTAATAAAGCATGGAGTCTCGACCGATACGACCAGGCTGAAGAGTTGGGGTATAGGATTGAGCGCTACCATCCAGATGTAGTTTTATCTGGCTATGTAATTAACTTGATCAAAGAAAGATTGGCGAGAATTGAAGATGGAGCAAATAAGACCATTTCCACCGACTGATTTTATTGATCAAGCTGAAGAAGAGGAAGCAATTCGTTTAATACCTGCATCAGATTTAAAAAAATGGGTTATTGCAAATTACTTAACGATTGGCGGACCTCTTCACAACCCGGATCATGACCATATTGCAGAGCTACTTCACGACAATGAAGAATTTTTAGCATTTGCATGGGCTTCTTCTGCATATAAAAGCAAGCAAGCTATGGTATTAGGCCAGTGCGAGAAAGTAATGTTTAACGTCGGTGGTTGGCGTAAAGCAAGACAAGAGCAACAGATGCGCGACTGGTTTGGTTTTGTACCAACATATTTAATAACGGTCGATGCATCTTTCTGTGAGGGTGCAAACGATACAGAGTTCTGTTACTTGCTTGAACATGAGCTTTACCACATTGGAGTGATGAGAGACGAGGACGGCGAAATCATTTATAGCGATAGTACAGGGCTGCCTAAGCATTACTTAGCTGGTCATGATGTAGAAGAATTTGTTGGCGTGGTTAAACGGTGGGGGCCAAGTAAGAATGTTAAGCGACTTATTGAAGTCGCAAAAAATCCTCCGTTTGTTTCGAATCTTGATATTTCAAAATGCTGCGGAAACTGCGTAATCAACTGAGCCGAATGGCTCTTTTTTTTGCCTTCTTTGCTAGACGTAGCTAGACAAAGGTGGGGGTATGGCTGCACTTAAAGAACAGGTAAAAATATTTATTGTTCAAGCGCTTGCCTGCATGGATACCCCTCAACAGGTAGCTAATGCTGTCAAGCAAGAATTTAACATTGAGATTGATCGAAAACAGGTACAACTTTATGACCCGACAAAAGCGGCAGGAAAGAATTTAAGTAAGAAATATAAAGACCTTTTTCATAAAACCCGAGAGGACTTTAAAAAGAATGTTTATGACATCCCTTTAGCTAATAAAGCCTATCGGCTTAAAGAACTTCAGAAGATTTATGAAGACTGGAAGAACAACAGGCTTATGAAGCAAGGGGTTATTAAACAGGTTCGGGAAGAAATGCAGGGTTATGACCTGATGTTATTAAATCTTGAGTTAAAGCAACTTGAGATTGAAAAGTTAAGAGAGGGTGAAGGTGATGAAGATCCAACACCAGTCAAGGTAACTATTCAAGTTGTGGATGCGAGTAAAAAAGATGCCGAACATCAATCCGACACTGAATGTACCTCAGGCTAATTTTTTGCAGATGGAAAAGAAGTTCCGCGCATTTGTCGCTGGCTTTGGATCGGGAAAGACTTGGGTTGGATGCTCCAGTTTATGCAACAAAGCTTGGGAATTCCCTAAAGTACCTTTGGGTTATTTTGCTCCAACTTACCCGCAGATTCGCGACATTTTCTTTCCAACTATTGAAGAGGTTGCTTTCGATTGGGGGCTTAAAACTAAGGTTTATGAAACCAATAAAGAGGTGGATATCTATTATGGTCGGCAATATCGAACGACAATCATTTGCCGGTCTATGGAGAAACCAGCAACAATTGTAGGTTTTAAAATTGGCCACGCCTTGATTGATGAACTTGATGTTATGGCCAAGGTCAAAGCTCAACAGGCTTGGCGTAAGATCATCGCGCGTATGCGTTATAAGCAAGCTGGTTTGCTCAACGGTATTGATGTGGCCACTACACCTGAAGGTTTTAAGTTTACATACGAGCAATTTGTTAAAGAGGCAAATAAATCAGAGGCTAAGCGTAAGCTGTATGGAATGATTCAAGCTTCAACTTATGACAATGAGGCTAATCTTCCAGATGACTATATATCATCACTTTATGAGTCTTATCCGCCGCAGTTAATTTCAGCTTATCTAAGAGGGCAGTTTGTCAATTTAACCAGTGGTGCTGTTTACCCCGACTTTGATCGAGTTCTAAACCACACGGATGAAGAAATTAAGAAAGGTGAGCCTTTACTCATTGGTATGGATTTTAACGTGCTTAAAATGGCTGCTGTGGTTTATGTCATTCGAGAAGGGAAGCCAAGAGCTTTAGATGAACTGGTTGGCGTTAGAGATACTCCGACGATGTGTCAATTGATTAATGAGCGCTTTCCAGATCACGATATTACCGTGATTCCAGATGCTTCAGGTCAGGCAACATCTTCAAAGAACTTCAGTGAATCAGATCATGCAATCTTAAAGAAAAATGGATTCAAAGTTGAAGTGAATGGTGTGAATCCCGGAATTAAAGATCGTATTACTGCTGTTAATGCACAAATCCTAAATGCTGAGGGTGAACGACATTTAAAAGTGAATACAAACAAGTGCCCTAACTTTACGGCTACTTTAGAACAGCAAGTCTATGATGATTTTGGAATGCCTGATAAAAGTGCTGGTTTGGACCATGTGGGTGATGCTGGCGGTTATCCAATAGCTAAGCGGTTCCCAATCATTATTAAGAAAGTCTTTAAACAGCGCAAAATCGCTGGTTTTTCTCATTAAACAACGCACCTTTAATGGTGCTTTTTTATTGGTGTTTTTATGGCAGTTACTGATAAACATCCGCAGTATATTGCTGCACAAAAAAGCTGGTTGATTATGCGTGATGCCGTTGCCGGTGAAGAGCAGATCAAACAGGCACAAACAAAGTACTTGGCTAAATCGGCTGGCATGATTGAAGCTGAAAAGCAGGGAGATACAGCTGGAGAGATTTACAAAGCTTATTTAAGCCGTGCTCAGTATCCGTTATGGGTTCAAGATTCTCTCCGCACGATGATTGGTTTGGTTTCAAAGTTAGATCCAAATATTGTGATTGAAAGCACTTTGCTGCAAGGGCTTATCACGAATGCAACCAATGACGGATTTGGTCTTAAACAGCTCTTTATCCGAATTTGCTTAGAATTATTGGAATATGGTCGCTGTGGATTGCTGGTTGATGTCGATGCTAAAGGCGTGCCTTACTTCGCGCTTTACGATGCTTTATCCATTATTAACTGGAAAGAAAACAGTATAGGTGGCCGCAAAGATCTAAAACTATTAGTGCTTGAGGAGCAATTTGATAATAGTGAAGATGAATTTGGCCATAACACAAAGACAGTTCATCGTGTTTTATCTATGACAGACGGCGCTTTATCAGTTCGATTATTTGATGGTTCTACTGAAGAAGATAAAACACCTGATCTAGGCGGTAATCTGCTTTCTTTTACGCCATTCGTTTTTTGCGGTACCACTGACAATTCGCCAGATGTTGGAACGGTCCCGCTTTTGACAATGGCTAAAGCTGCTTTGAAGTATTACCAGCTTAGTGCGGACTATTTTCAGTCACTTCACCATACAGCGCACCCGCAACCATGGATTAACGGTATTGATGATGAAGATCCCGATCTTAGCGTTACAGGTGTAATGGCTGTCTGGAGCCTGCCCAAAGATTCGCAATGTGGTTATTTGGAAATTTCAGGTAATGGTATTGAACTCACAAAGCATGAAATGGATGCACAAAAAAACGCAGCTCTTGAAGCTGGAGCAAAGGTGATTGATACCAATTCACAAGAGTCAGGTGAAGCACGACGTGCGCGTCAGGATGACCAACAAGCAAGCCTACATAGCATTGTCACTTGTGCTGCTGCGGCTATTGAGCAGGCTATCAAATATGCTGCTCAATGGTTAAAGCTAGACCCATCTAAATACTCTTTTACGGTTGATCCTGAATTTATTGTTCAGCAATACGATATCAATCTTGCTAAGCAACTATATGAAGGCGCCATAGCTGGAAAGAATTCGTTCCAGACGTATTGGGAATATATCGCTACTGGTAAGCTGCCAGCTCATGATTTTCAGGAAGAGTTGAAGCGTGTTGAAAGTGAGCGCGATAGTATGCCGCTTTAGGAGTAATAAATGGCCTCAGAAGATAAATCACTGCTCGAGGTATTAACTCAACATCAAGCATATTTGTTCCGGGCATCGTCTCAATCAGTTAAGGAATTACTAACAATCTTTAATGATGAGTCAGCTTTAATGCTGGCAAAGCTTCGGGATTTGTTGGATGAGTTAAATGATTCTGAGAAAGCAGCTCTTGCAGCGGGTCTTTACACAACGGCCAACCTCAAGGAGATACGAGATTTAATATCCGGCTGGCATACAAGTCTAAATTCTTCATTGCCTGAAGCTTTTGCAGTTTCAGCAACTGCAATGGCTGTATATGAGGCTAATTACACAGCTAAGTTATACGGCGGCAAGATTAAGAAACCTAACGGTGAAAAGCTATATACAGCAGCTAAAAAAGTACCCTTAGTAGGTGGAGCATTAGTTGATGATCTTCTTTCCAATATTGCTGAGACTGCACGCCAAAAAGTTGAATATGCTATTCGGGAAGGCATTAACTCAGGTAAAACTAATCAGGAAATTGTTCAGCGTATTCGTGGTACCAAACGGCTTAATTATGAGGATGGGCTTTTAAGTGGCTCAAAGTCTGATATTGACCGTACCGTGAGAACAGTTCGCAGCCATGTGGCCAATCAAGCATATCTAAATAGCTTTAACCAGATTGGTTTTGAATATGTAAGACTGGTAGCTACATTAGACGGAAGAACATCTAAACTGTGTGCTTCACTTGATGGTGCGGTTTGGGAGATTAACGATCCAGCAAAACGGGTACCGCCGTTACATCCTAACTGCCGGAGCATTTTGGTACCAGTCGAAAAAGATGGTCTGCTTGTTGGCGAACGGCCATTTGTAATGGACGAACGCCGAGTTAAAGACATTCCAAAAGATGAGCGGAGCCAATTAATAGGGCAGCTAGATGCCAACACTACATTTAAAGAGTTCTTCAAAAAGACAGATGACTTCTTCCAAAAAGAGTGGCTAGGGCCAAAGCGTTATAAGCTCTATAAAGAGGGAAGGTTTGATTTTGATAAGTTCTTCGATCCTGAAGGGCGTTTGTATAGCTTAGATGAGTTAAGAAAGTTGGATGAAAAATCTTTTAAAGAGTTGGGTCTGTAATTTTTTCTTATGTTATATTTTTTAAAACATCAGAATTTATACAATATGAAAACAATAGCTTTTATATCTCTTACTCTCATCTCAATCACATGTTTAGCTGAACCAAGTGAAAAATATCTTAAAGAATATGATCGATTGTCTGAAGCTTTAGAGTCAGCAATGGCAAATGCATATTCTTTTGATCCTACAACTGGCCAAGTAAAACAGGCTGCTCAAGATTTAGAAGCTAAAAATAATTTGTGTAGAGCGACTCAGGCGAAACTAAACCTAACCACTTTTTTAAAAGACAATTTAGAGGAATCTAAAGAGCTCTATAAATCTTTAGATGGTGCAGAAGCTCTAGATCAAAATTATCTTAGTGGACAACAGCAGGAACAACAAACTCTCGTTTCAAATTTGAAAAAAGACCTTGTTGGAACAGGGTTTAAATGTGAGTAATTATTGCCGATGACAGGTAATCCTAAACTCACTTAAGACACAATTTTCACCTATATAAGCGCCCAAACGGCGCTTTTCTCATTTATGGAGTTTGGCCTATGAGTGAATCAAAAGTTAGACATTTAGTTCTTAAAAGAGTTTCAGATAGATCTTCTCATCTCGCCCTTTGTGACGAGGAAACAGGTATTCCATTAGCTGGATTAACCTCTGTAAAGATGAATTGTGGTGTTTTTGAGGGTCCAGCGACTATCACAGCAACATTTGATGTAGGTGGTCCTCAAGGAATCCGCTTGGTTGGTGACGAACCTAGACAAAGGGTTTGGGGCGCAAAGGAAACGTAGCTAAAGGTACTGCAAATGACTGAAAAGCAAATCAATATGTCAGATGCTCAATATATTCTGAGCACAAAATTAATTCTGGTGCCTTTTCTTCAAATTAAGATTTCAAGAGCCATGGCAATTTATGGTTTTACTTTTGAAAGATTAAAAGCAATCGCACTCATCACTTAGAACTTAATTTTTAACCTTAGCACTTTCGGGTGCTTTTTTTGTGAGTATTAAAATGAGCAAGAAACTATTAACAGCATCTATGGTTGCATACATTGGTACTAAGTCAGTTTTAGCAACGCCCATGACGCGTGGTGAATACAATGAATACCAAGGGTGGCAAATCCCTGAAAATGAAGACCCAAGTGATCCTGGTTATTTAATCGAATACAAAGATGGTGGCAAGGCTAATCATCCAGATCATGAAGGTTATATTTCTTGGTCGCCAAAAGATGTTTTTGAGCATTCATATCAACTAGATGGTTTTCAAAATTGTGTAATGGGCCGTGAAATTCATAAAGATGATAATGGAGTAACAGTTACCCATAACGAAACTGTTAAAACCCGTGATGGTGAACAGTCTCTTGAAACCGGTCATTTCTATGACATCGTAACTGGAGATTCACTTACTCCAATTCAATTTCAACTTGGTCCAGTTAAGGAAGTTGGAGTAAATGGCATCACGAATGAAGCATTACTTGCGATAGTTTTACATCGTTTACGTGTTCTGAATGAAAAATTTCCTTGCCGTGAAAATTCGCTTGCTATTACTAATATTGAGCAAGGTCAAATGTGGCTTGAGCAACGAACTCGTAATCGACAAAAACGTGGTGTAGAAGGCTACAACATTGCATAAATAACTCATTGAAATAGAGCGTCCTTAGGGGCGCTTTTTTATTGCCTGAAGCTAAGCAGAAGGTTCAACAATTAAACCCGCTAAGCGGTATCTCTAGGAGATTTTAATATGCCAGACGAAATCAAAGTTGATTTGGAAAATCCTGAAATTAAAGCAGCTATTCAAGCAGCCGTTGATGAAGCTGTTA